TGCGAAAATCTACATTCTGGTGGTAACAACAAATTATGTCTGTCAGCTGATGTGAGAATTAATTGCCTGTATTTTTCAAATATTGTTTGCGTGTGTAGGCTTAACTCTCGAATTGCCACACGCATATTGACTACGGTTTGTGCTCGTTTTGCCTCTCGTTTCCGGTTATCTACCTTATCCCAATTTAAGCATTCAAGAATAGAAACTAATTCCAAAGGTGCAATCCACCCATGTACTGAATCAAAAGAAAAAGTACGCTTTAAAATTGAAACTTCTGAAAGTAGTTTATATTCTAATTCTTTGCCATCCTTGGCATCATTGGTATATGTATGTCCTAATGTTTTCATCATCAATGTTATCTCTTTTGGGTCAATCAAGTGTCTCAGTGTTTGTGAAAAAGACATCAGATTATCATCACCATATGTTACAACACGGAAATGATCTGTTAAGTTTGCTCTAACTTCAAGTGCTTCACTTGTCTTTAATTTGAGTAAAATTTTTGAGATGACTAAATACAATAAAGATGTATTGTACATAGTATTTACGAAAGTCGTAGCTGGGTTACCAGATGGTTGCCCAGATGCGATATGTGCAACAGCATTCCCAAATACTTGTCTTGAATCAGTGATTTCTAACCACAATGCTCTTGTGATTTTACTCTCACGTCCGTAAAATTGCTCAATCACCTCGTATATTTCCCACAAAAGGCAAGACATCAATGTACCATCAAAGTTCTTGAAATCTCCTGCAAGAAATGCACGCTCGGACGGGTGTGCAACTTCCAAAAGATATCTTACAAGCACATCAACATCTGAACTTAACATGTTGATCCCAATTAAAGAAGAATTGAAAATCCTTCGTTCCATTGTTGCTGCGAAATAATCAATATAATACTCTCTAAAGAGCACTGAATATTGGATCGGTCCTGCTGCAAAAATACGAGCTAAAAGTTTTTCAACTTTCTTCAATTCGTCTTTCATTGTTACTGCAAAATAAATATCTGGTCTCTCATTATTCATTATACAGGTTGTTATTTCATCAATGAGCTGAACCAATCTTGGATGGTCGTAAATGAACTCTTCTCCCTCTCCAAGATATTCGTGTTTTCCTGTTTTTGTTGTCTCTTGTGCTAAGGGTATTCCACAACTTGATTTTCTATTCATTGCTTGTATATATTTGTCACCTTCAATGCCTCTAATTGCTACTTCACGTGTCATTTTCATAATAGGTCTTGTTGGTTTAAATAGGTGATGCATGTATGCTCTACAAAAAGCTCTGTCATCATCTGACAAGAAATAGCTAGGATTTAAATATTTCTTTATTGCAGTCACAGCTCCATGCTCTTCTCCTTTCCCATACTTCAATTTTGCTGGTGCTTTTGTTGTTTCAAAAACTTCTCCATAACAAATAGTTTTTCTCAATTTTGTTTCACATGGCATGTACAATGGACGTGGGATTGTCGCTATAATAGGAAATTCGTTGGGCAAAATTGTTACGATCTTTCCTGGATTATATCTCATCTGACAATATGGTTTCAATGCTTGTATCATCTCAGCTGTTACAATTTGACCAAACGCATCATCTGTTAAGCAATAACCCGCCATGTGTATTCCTATCACCTTACCTGTTTCATTAGATGAATTTGATACTAGAACACTTCCACATGATCCGGCTAATGTTTGAGCATCATAAGAAACTGTTTTCCATGTGTACAAAAATTCCCCATTTGGATCTGTTGCAGTCAAAGGCTCTCTGTTTATGGATTTGATTGAAATTCTTTGCTTTTCTGCCATCAAAATCCAACTTGGATTCGCAGTGATTGTATCAATTCCCTTAATTTTCTCGAATTCCACCGCCTCACATAAGGAAACCATTGTGGCATTCTGGTGTAATATCTTGTCTATATTTTCCATCTTTATGAAATTACAATCCATATTGTGGGATTGTGTCAAATCAATATGTTGTTTCACTGCACTTGGAAATTTAATGGCAATTAAATCATAATACAAACTGTGTGGTTCATCTTCATGAGCAAATGACATCACATCAAGTTGTGATGTAGGAATTCGCATGTACTCTCTGAATGGATTAAACAAGGAAACATTAGCTGTTTTGTATTCTTCTTCAGTTACAGAGAAGAAATGTCTATTTGTTATCAAACATCTATCATTTAAGAATGTACCTCGTAAAACTCCATATTGTAGTTGACCCTGTCGTTTAAATTCCAGAATCATAATGTACATGTTTTGCAAAACAATCTTTTCTGTTCGATAAGCAGCCGGACATGACAACTCCGTATTACTCGAATTTACATAATCTTTGACAAAAAGTTTAGTAACTGCAGTGTCGAATCTTCCTTGTGCCTTGTAAATAGGAACAACAACCACAGGTGCTTTTGAAGGTACTTTTTCTTTTTGTTTAACTGATTTTGGTTGTCCATCATTGTATTTCTGTGTGTCAACCTCTTCGTCTGACTCTTTTAGCTTTTCAATCTCCTCTTGTATGTTTATCTTTTTCTTTTCAAGTGCTTCAACTTTTGTTACATTGCAACTCTTCTTCTTCTCCTTAGATTTTGTTGGGAAATATCGCTTGTAAACCTTGTAAGCCGCAAACGAAGTCACAAGAAAAGCAATTGTTGCAAGCACAAGTTTTCTCTTAACTTTATCTGCTTTTGTTCGTCCAAAGAAAAAGTTATTCAAACGAGTCGACAACGCAATTGGTAAATAGGCAAAAATGTATAATACGAAAAATTTCTTAATTACACCCTCTCTAGGGGGTTTTTCCGCTTCTAAAAATGAAAGTGTAGGCAAATTAAAACTGCTCTCTAATCGTGGAACTGTTCCAAATGAAAAATCGCTGCTTGTAGAAGCACGAGGTTGTGTTGAATCGAAAACTGATTTGACATTTCTAAACAACTTCGAAATCTGTTCACGCTTTGGTCTTTCCGCATTCTGAACAACGTCAGCGATATACTCCGGTGCTTCCTCAACATCTTGCATTCTCTCTCGTGTGATTTGCGCACGACGTTTGAAAACAACAGTTTCATCTCTAAAGCGTTTGTGTACATCTCTCAATTCATTACGTAAGATAGCAACAACCTCTTCATAAGAATAAATTCTATCTCCACTATGAAATTCGTAGATGTGTTCATTGGGCTGAGTTAAATCTAATTTCGACACATCAATTATGCGTGTCCCTTTGCTTAATTTTGAATATTCTTCTTTTAAGACCATCTTAAAAGAGAAATCAATACGTCGGTGGTAAGCCTCAGGACATTGCAAATAAGACAAGTCTGGTGTTTGTTTATTATCTGTTGCAATAATCAAAGCAGATTTAAACAAAGCTTGGGATTTCATTTCAATTTCAGCCACAGGCAACATATGATCATGTTCGTTATTTAAATGAATAATTGCTTGAGGAAATGGTGTTCCATGTTGAAGATGTTTTGCATCGACTTGGTTAGCATCATCACAAACGTAAATTTTCGCCCGGGAAGAAACAAAATTTTGCTCATACTGAACACCAACTGGTCGATAATACACAAACTGATCATAAGAATCAAGAGCTTCATTCATGTCAGATTCCGTATACCCTTCTAAATCAAGGATTGTTGAAATGGTATCTGCTGAAACCAACTTAATGATACGTGACTTTCCGATGCCAGCATCACCCCAAATATGGAATACGACAGGCTTCTTACGCCTACCACATCCTGCAACTGGAGATCGCTGAGCTATGGTATACATATTATTAACATGGCTCTTCAACACTAAAAATTTCTGATAATAAATTGAGCGGGAATCTATAGTAGAAGATAAGTTGATAACATCCAATCTCAATTTGCAAATTTCAACAAAAGCTTTTTCATCTGTTGTTAATCGTGAAATCCCATCTTTGGTACTCAATTTCATCACTTGTTCTTCAATTTTTTTTAAAGTGTTTGGAATTATATCATCTAAGCTTTCTACACCTTTCACATAAGCACAGATTCGTTTGATTACTTCTTCAAGTAAACCAACTCCTCGTGATGCCAAAGGTAAGTCTTTACATGAATTGACTAGAACTTCTACTGTCGAAGCTTTCGGATTGCTTCGATATAAAATGGATAAAACTAAAGTGACTAGAATCGACAAAGTCGAGCTTGTGTCAAAAGATTGTAGTTTTGGATGATCTTCGCTTGAAATAAAACCTAATTGTTTACACACATGTAAAATCATGCTCGCAAATAAGGCCAAAGACATAGACTTAATTCCTAAAATTCGTCGTAGATTATCACATGCATTCCACTTAACCATTAAATCAGGATTTGAATAAATTAAATAAAGACAATTCATTACTGATGCCCAATCAATCAATTTCCTAACGTCTTCAGAAAAGAATCCTTCAACAGCGTCCAAAAATTCTTGGAAATCGCCAAAACGCACGTCTACGGGAACTTTCCACTGTAAATTCGCAATGTCTCGGTTTGCATAAAATGTTTGTAATTGAGCAATCAGTTTCTCAGTTTTCACTGCATCCTGCTTTCTCTGCATAGCGTAAATCTTTTGTAGTTTGTTGTGCTGTTCAAATTTCGCATGTTGTCTAGCAAACTCAACATGACCTTTGTTTTGCAATATCAATGATCGATGCGAATTGTCATGTTTAATGGTTTTGCTGTTTCGCTTTGTGTCTTCTTTTATCGCGCTTTGCAATTGTGCTACCATCGGGAAAATATTACTCATTTTCATTTTCAATCCTGTGTTCAGATCAAAATAAAAAGATGATAACAACTTTTGCAATAAATTATAGCATGCGTTTAACTTAATCTTACTTTTACATAATCCTTTTCCAGTTGAGAAAATTTTAGCGTTTCTCACCATAATGGACACTAATCCTGTTGATGGTGTTGTCATTTCAAAATTAAATGTTATTTTTCTGTTTTCAAACATATCAAGCTCGTTAACTAAACTAACAAAATTTATCTTCTCCTTTACCTCACCACAACAGAACATGTATTGTTTCTTAATCAGCTTCTCAATAGATTCGACAGTCCAAGTTACAATGCGTCCATCCTCAAAGCGAGTTTCTCCGGCTTGGATTATGTTTCCGTTTAAAGCATGCATTAACTTATTCCGATGCTTCGCCAACTCTTGACTCTCCCTACAGCTTATCTCTCCGAATGAAATTTCATCTTTCATTCTCGTTATAAAGGGATGTGGATCATAGGGATCCACCACAATAGTGCGTGAAATTAAATGTTTACGTTGTTTCCTAATCACCTCCTCAACGAGGTAAGTATCTGCGATGGAAAGCTCAGCAAGTGTGTAAACGGCTTTCCATCCTTCTTCTTCATTATACGAAATCTTCAATGGGATCTTATTAGCTTTTGGACGCTTTGTGAAACTTTTCGCAATTTTGTCGTCATCACGTTGCTTCTTGATGTTGTGTGCAACGAGACCTCTAAAAGGTGCTCCAACAAAATGATAATGAATGATCTGTGTCTCATCGCAATCGAAAACGATAGTCTCAACTCCTTTTGACAAGATGTCTAATTGTTGTGCAAATGATAATGCCATTATTATTATTTTATATTTGAAGATTTGTGTAATTATTTAGCAGAACGTTCGAATTTGAAGTCCTGCCCGGGTGTGGATTATACCTATGTTGATCTGCGTCTGACGTCGTTACTTATTACATACGATTTAGCAGAGTACTAAATCACAGCTATGAGTTTCATACCCAGCCTTACACGGGAGCTGGTCTCACGGTATAAATACCTAATTAATTCACATACGGCTGGCTTTACCGATTCCTACCGATTGCTCAGTAAGCCTAGTTGCTATCCGCTAGGTAAGCTATGCTTTTAAAGATTTCAAAGATTTATGAAGGTACGAATAATAAATTTCCAATTTGTATTACTTTTGCATCAGAAAATGGGTACTAACGTGGCGTTCATAATTAAATGACTCAAACATAAGTTTTACTAGCTTTGCGCACCCTCGAATAGGTACATGAAGTCTTTTCCATGATCTATTCTTATTCGGTTTTCTGACTCTATTATAATACTCCTATGAAACATCTTAAATTTCCCACTCGACTTCTACATCTTAGATAAATTAATCTTCGCTGACGCGCCGTCTACGTTTCTCAAGGCAAACGTTTACTATCTTTGATTACTACGTCTTGTCGGGCTAACTCAACGGCTCATCTCTGATATCGGGTAGATGAAAAACCCTCTTTTATAAAAATTTTTCGTTCAGGAGAACGCATCCTTTCCTTATCCAAGGGAACAAACGCACAAAATTTTGAAATAATTGAAAGAATGTCTATAATAATTTTAATATTACTAATAAAGTTGTGTGTAATCGTCGAATTATAATGTTATACCTCTCATATCAAATTAAGTATTTACAGAGCCTACATAAATGCGGGTAGTGCAAATCGCGTTTTGTTTTCATCAGCGTGTGTGTGTGATTATGCGTATTTAATTATACAAAACATCAATGAATTAATCAAATGGTGGTGTGTATTTCTTTGGCAAGCTCGTCAGCATCTCTTAAAATCAACGGACTTTAAGAGTCCCAAATCTCAAAATTTATATCCTAAAAAGGGCCAGTAATGGTTCTGGCAAGAAGAAGTTAGCGTAAGCTAAC